GGTCTGGTGGTCTATGGGGATTCAAAGGAGATATAAAAAGCGACCATTTTTTAATTGAGTCTAAGCAAACAGAGAAAGACAAGTTTATTATAACGAAGAAGCTGTGGGATAAAATCGACAGAGAGGCGATGGAAGCTAGGAGGTTGCCAATGTTATCGTTACAAATTGACGATATTGAAGTTGTTGTTATAGATAAAAATGATTTTTTAGCATTAAATGAAAAAGAAACCTGAACCAAAAGCTGTGTTCTGCAAGAACTGTCTGACAAAAATTCGTCAGGACATGGCAGATAATGGAGCAAGGTTCTGCTCTGCAACTTGTAAGTC